CGGCTCTTGAAACGCTGCCAACGTTTGTTAGATAACTAAGTGGTGTTAGTTACTTCAAGAACCTAAGACTAACATAAGGAGGAATAGCTCTACTAAATGGCTTACCTCTAATCCTGAGTTCAATATCCCAATGATATCTATCTGACCCACTCAGATATTCAGGCTTAAAGTCAAGTGCCTCTTGCTCCATTTGAATGATCGGATGTCTTACAGGTAAGAACTTCCAAGCACTCTTATATTGGCTAGCATAGCTAGAGAGAACTAAGCGAGCTTTTTGCTTCTTAGTTAGATTTTCCGGATACTTTCGAAAAGTTTCAGGAAAAACAGCTTTTGCTGCTAAATCAGAAAGATCGTTGTCAGGAAAACCAGAATCCCAGTAAGCACCTAAAAAGTACATTACGTCGAAATTGCTTTTCTCGACATTTAAAGTAACACCATATCTAGATAAGAACCTAGAAACAGTCTTTAAATCAAGCTTTCTATCTACCCCGAAAATACAATCATCTCCGAGTACAAAAACGCTACGCCAATGAGTTTCTTCCTTAAAAGCATAGCCTAGTGCACCGATTAGAATTGTATTTACGATGCTATCTATAAGTTGAGTGAAGTAAGAACCGCTTGGAACCCCATGATCTTTACCACCATAGAGATGACCATCCGGCATTACTATAGGAGTGTGAATGAAATACTTAACTATTGTATCCCAACCATACTTAAGTTTATCTTCTTCACTAAACCAAGTAGATAGAATCTGGAAACTAGTAGCGATCAACGATGCACTAATGGAACTATCAAACTTAGAGTAATCTAAGCATAAAATATGCTTGTACATCTTTAAATTATACTTTAAATATGTACCTAACTCATACTTTTGAAGTCCAAAAGCCATAGTGGTCCTACTATCTAGAAAAGTACCAATCAGTGGTCTAGCAAAACGTGCTTCCATGATGGTCATCTCTAATGGATAACCCCACACAAGACGAGTTTTATTATCCTTTTGAGTTCTTTTGTAAGCAACACACGGATTAGGCTTCTTACTACCTAGTCTTATCTGATGCTCACGATCAAATGAATAAGCTAAACTTTCAAGTTTACTAACCATTAGTGGTAAACCACTACTTTTAGTAAGCTTTAAGGCTGACTTGATACTATCTAAATCTGTTATTGGTTCCAGAAGATCACCAAATCTTCCGAAGACACGTTTAGCTAACTTAATTCCTGCTATGATAGCTGGGTCGAATTTGAACCTAGTGTGATTAGCGCTACCATACCTACCAAGCGCATCCCACAATTGCTGTGGATCATAAACACTACGAGGATCTTCTTCCCAAGTAATACCTTGAGCAGAAAGAACTTCAGCTACGTTATCGTCGAACAAAACATGATCTGATGGAGTAGACATACGAGCTACGTACTCCTTCAGACTAGCACGACGAAAAGGGCCGAGATCACGAATACCACTGTTTTCAATACCCATTTCTTATCCTTGGAGTATCGTAACAGTTAGCACCCTAGGTGAACCAAGGATCCTAGAGTCGGATGCTCATTCCGGTAAACCAGACGAACAATGATTAGTTAGCTTTCAAATGTATCAAG